AAAAAAAAAAAAATAATTGTTTTTTTAATTCATAATCAAAGAAAAGATTCTTTGATTATGAATCTATTTTTTTAAAACTCGCTTGGTGAAATTGGTAGACACGACAGACTTAAAATCTGTTTCCTTTAGGATTATCGGTTCAAGTCCGATAGCGAGTATATTAAATAATTTTTTTATAACTAACAATATATATTATTATAGAGTAAAATGTCTAAATTAAATATACCCAAATTTAAAATATATTCTAAGCTAGGAACTCAAATTACAGATCACCCAAAAATAAGTTCTCAAAAATTAAAAAGTAAGAAATGGCAATTGTTACTTTCATCAAATCATCGTCCTACTAAAGAAACGGAATACGGATCTATATTACAAGCAAAACAAAGGTTAAAAGTTTTTTATGGTTGTCCTAATGACAAACAGTTTACGAACAATTTTATAAAGGCTGGAGGTTATAAAGGTAATCAAACAATTAATTTTATAAAATTAATGGAACGTAGACTTGATATTTTTTTATTTAGAAGCAAAATTTCTCCCAGTTTAAAGGAGATTCGTCAACTTATTCAGCATGGTCATTTTCTCGTAAATGAGTCTATTGTAAAAAAACCTTCTTTTTTATTAGAAAAAGATGATGTTGTTAAAGTAAATAAAGGTTCTCTTAATTTTATAAAACATAAATCAAGTATTTATATTTCAAATATTGTACATAATATTCAAAATACAAAAGAATTATCTCAAATTATTAAAGAACAACCTATTTTATTTACACCTAATTATATTGAATTTAATTATTATTTAATGGAGGGTAAACTAGTAGATATACCTGATGTCGAAAATATTTCTTATCCTTTTAATCCTGATTTAACTTCTTTAATGGAATATTATAATCGTAAAAAAATAAAGTAACTTTTTATATTACGATATTTTTTACATTTTTATAATCATTTTAAAAATATTATAAGAGATCACTATAAATTTTTGATTGAATAAATAATTAATTTAGTATGGTAAATATAAAAAGAAATTTTAGTATATTACACCAACCACTTATTATTACTAAAAATCACTTAGAAAAAATTTCTGAGGAGATTAAAGAAATAAAAAGTTTTACATTAAACTTTGGTCCACAACATCCATCTGCTCATGGTGTTTTGAGGTTAGTCTTAGAACTAGATGGAGAAATTGTGGTTAAAGCAGACCCTCATGTAGGTTTACTTCATAGAGGTACTGAAAAATTAATTGAGTATAAAACATATACTCAAGCTCTTCCCTATTTTGATAGATTAGACTATGTATCTATGATGGCACAAGAGCATGGTTATAGTTTGGCTGTTGAAAAATTATTACGTTGTGAAGTTCCTTTGCGAGCTCAGTATATTAGAGTACTGTTTTTAGAAATAACTAGAATAATGAATCATCTTTTAGCTTTATCTTGTCATGCTTTAGATGTTGGGGCAATGTCTCCTCTTCTATGGGCTTTTGAAGAAAGAGAAAAATTGCATGAATTTTACGAACGTGTTTCTGGAGCCAGATTTCATGCGGCCTATATTCGACCGGGAGGTGTTTCACAAGATATTCCTTTAGGTTTATCAGAAGATATTTATATTTTTGTTAATAATTTTGCAAAAAGGTTAGACGAAATTGAAGAAATGTTAACAGGAAATCGTATTTGGAAACAACGTCTTGTAGATATTGGTGTTGTTACTGCAGATGAGGCTCTAGCTTGGGGATTTACTGGAGTTATGTTAAGAGGTTCTGGTGTTTCTTGGGATATTCGTAAAAATCAACCTTATGAAATTTATGATAAATTAGATTTTGATGTTCCTATTGGTATTAATGGAGATTCTTATGATCGTTATATGATTCGTATTGAAGAAATGAGGCAAAGTTTACGTATTATTGTTCAATGTTTAAATAACATGCCAGAAGGTCCTATTAAAGTAGATGATGCTAAAATTGTACCTCCAACAAGATCCGACATGAAAACATCTATGGAATCTTTAATACATCATTTTAAATTTTTTACGGAAAATTTTACTGTACCCGAGGGTGAAAGTTATACGGCTGTCGAAGCTCCTAAAGGAGAGTTTGGTGTTTATTTAGTGTCAAATGGAAGTAATAGACCTTATAGATGTAAAATTAGAGCTCCAGGATTTTTTCATTTGCAAGGATTAGATTTTATGACTAGAGGCCATATGATTGCTGATGTAGTTACAGTAATTGGTACACAAGATATTGTATTTGGAGAAGTTGATAGGTAATAAAAAAATAGTAGTATTTTCATTAGATTCAGTTTTAATATAATATATTATCCTTTTATAAATATAAAAGGATAATGTTTTATTTATTTAAGATAATATTTATAAAAATTTAAATTATTTTATATTTATTCGCGAGTATCGATTAATGGTTAAATTAACTGTCTTCCAAACAGTGGCTGAGGGTTCGAATCCCTCTACTCGCAAAATAATTAATATAACCATTTTATTTTAAAAGAAAATGTATGTTTATTATTATAAATACTATTTTTTATAATTTTTTCTACATTCAATTTTGAACCCTCTACATATAAAATTTTGTTATGAGTTAATGATTCAAATTGTTCTCTTGATTTTTTATGTACATGAGGTGATTTTATTAAACTAAATTTTTTTAATCTTTTAGGTAATCCAATACTAGAGGCTTGTTTAATATTATATATTTTTGATTCGTTTAAAAAATTTTTGGATATATTTTCTAAAATAATATGATTAAATGATTTTATTTTAATATAACATTTCATTTTATTTGATTTTTTATTATTAATAGTTTTTATAAAATTATATATATTTTAGGAATTAATAAAACGGATATGATGAAATTGGCAGACATGCTAGGTTTAGGTTCTAGTGAGGAAACTCTTGAGGGTTCAAGTCCCTCTATCCGTAATATATTGGAATATTTCTATGTTTTTTTAAAACAATATTTTTATTATTTATATTTATTTTAGCAATTTTAAAGTTCATAGAATAATTTATATAATTTTTGGATAAATTTTCTTTTTTATTTTTTATAAGTTCTTTTATTGGTAAAAATGCTATTAAACCTCCCAAAGCAACACTAAATCCTCCTTTCACAGTATTTGTTATAAATCCTTTGATAGGTAAATTATATTTTTTTATTATTTTTAATTCATAAAATAACTTAGTATTTTTTATAGATTCAAGAGTATTTTCAAAATCAACCGTATAAATATTTTTTATTGAGTCTATTGTATTAATTTTAAGTTTAATAGTTTCACCTTTATTCAGTTTACTATTTATCCATACATTCAATTTTTTTTTGTAAAAATTTTGATGTTTTAAAGATTTTTTTACTAATAAATAAGAAGTATTTAATATTATATATAATTGTATTAAATTTTTAATATATATTTTTTTTGAGATTTTAATAATAGGTTTTGTACCGAAGTCTAAATATATATCTGATTTAGTCGTAAATATTATTGTTCCATTAATGAGGTCTTTAGAAGATGTAGTAAATAAATCTATATCATCCCTATATTCTCGTGCCGAAAGAATTAATTTTTGTTGATTTTGAAAAACGAGTTTTTTATTTGTCATAATATTATGTTAATTATATTTATATATCTATGAATAAAAGTGAGTTAAAAAAGAGAATTGAATCCAATAATATAAGTAATGTTATGACAGAATGTCATTTTATTGGATTTTTTTGTATACAAAATATTTGTGTTAACGATAAAATAGAGTTAAAAAAAAAATTAAATAAACAAGGTTTTAACTATACTTTAATTAAAAATACAGCCATTTTTAAAAATTTATTTAGTTCCATACCAACAATGAAAGGTATACTTTCTGGTTCATTAGCAATTTGTTATAGTGATAAAGAAATTTCAAAAAATACAAATTTTATAAAATTAAAAGAAATCTTTTCGATTATCCAAAAAGAAAAAAATATTTTTTTTTTAGGAGGCTTTTATGAAGGCGTTTTAGTTAATCGTTTATTTGAAATAAAAGTATGTTCTTTAAATAACATAAGATCTATTAATATAGAAAATATTTGCTTAATACAAAATAGTTTAAATAATATTATTAGAATATTATCAAAACCTAAAAATCAATTATCTTTCTTATTAAGTAATAAAACAAAATAAAAATCTAATTATCTTTTTTAGTATTTAGATTTAATGTTCGTAACTTAATTGGATAGAGTATCGGATTTCGAATCCGAAGGTTACAGGTTCAAATCCTGTCGAGCATATAATCGTTTATGCCTAAACAGATTTTTAAAAATAAATTTAAAATAATAAATAAGTATATGTATTTATTAATTGTCTTTTTTCCACTAATAGGAGCTATTAGTTCGGGTCTTTTTGGACGTTTTTTAGGATCTACAGGATCTCAAATTATAACAACTTTTGGTTTATTTTTATCAATGTTATTTTCTTGGTATGCTTTTTTTGAAGTTTCTGTCTGTGGTAATTTCGTTTATATAGACCTTTTTTCATGGATTGATTGTGAAATGTTACAAGCTTCTTGGGGGTGTCAATTTGATACTTTAACTACTTTAATGCTCGTAACTGTAACGACGGTTTCTTGTATGGTTCATATATATTCAACTGGTTATATGGAACAAGATCCTCATATTCCAAGATTTATGTCTTATTTAAGCCTTTTTACGTTTTTTATGTTAATGTTAGTTACAGCTGATAATTTTATTCAAATGTTTTTTGGTTGGGAAGGTGTCGGTTTATGCTCTTATTTGTTAATTAGTTTTTGGTACACTCGTATTCAAGCTAATAAAGCAGCCTTAAAGGCTATGATTGTTAACCGTGTCGGTGACTTTTCTTTAGCTCTAGGTATTTGTGCTATTTTTTTAGTATATCAATCTGTAGATTATGCAACGGTATTTTCTATTACTCCGTTTATTGCGGGAGAAACTTTTAATTTATTGGGTTTTGAAGTTGAAAAATTAACTTTTATTTGTTTATTATTATTTGGCGGTGCTATTGGTAAATCTGCTCAAATTGGTTTACATACCTGGTTACCTGATGCTATGGAAGGCCCTACTCCTGTATCAGCATTAATTCATGCAGCGACTATGGTAACTGCTGGTATCTTTCTAGTCGCAAGATGCTCTCCTATGTTTGAATATTCACCAACAGCTTTAATATTAGTAACCATTTTTGGTGCTATGACAGCTTTTTTTGCGGCAACAACAGGATTAGTTCAAAATGATTTAAAACGTGTAATAGCATATTCAACATGTAGTCAATTAGGCTATATGGCTTTTGCTTGTGGTTTATCAAATTATAGTGTAGGTATTTTTCATTTAATGAATCACGGATTTTTTAAAGCTCTTCTTTTTTTAAGTGCGGGTGCTGTTATTCACGCAGTCTCTGATGAACAAGATATGCGTAAAATGGGAGGTTTAGCTAAACTAATTCCTTTTACATATTGTATGATAGTTATAGGTTCTTTAGCATTAATGGGTTTTCCTTTTTTAACGGGATTTTATTCTAAAGATATTATTATTGAAGTTGCTTATGCTAAATATACTTTGAATGGTCATTTTGCACATTGGTTTGGTTGTATGGCAGCTTTTTTTACTGCATTTTATTCTTTTAGATTAGTTTATTTAACTTTTATTGTTAAAACAATGGGTTCTAGAACTATTATAGAGCATGCTCATGAAGTACCATTAAGTATGGGTATACCATTGATTATTTTATCTTTTGGTAGTATATTTTTAGGCTTTTTAACTAAAGATATGGTTATTGGTTTAGGTACAGATTTTTGGCAAAATTCTGTTTTCGTTTTACCCAAAAATAATTTATTTGTTGAATCTGAATTTATACCAACTTACATAAAATTAATACCTACTATTTTAAGTTTTACCGGTGCAATTCTTGCTTTAGTAATAAACCATTTTTATAATAATGAATTATATAGTTTTACAACAAGTAATTTTGGATTGATATTATACTCTTTTTTAAACAAAAAATGGTACTTTGATAAAATTTATAATGAATATATCAATAAAAAATTATTACTTTTTGGTTACTTTGTTTCATTTAAAGGAATTGATAAAGGTATTGTAGAAATGTTTGGTCCTTATGGTATTGCTATTACTTTTATTTCATTAGCTAATCGTTTTAGTAAAATTCAAACAGGATTTATTTACCATTATGCTTTTGTTATGTTAATAGGCATTATTTTATTATTAACTTCATTAACTTTATGGGATAATTTACAAACTTATATATTTTTTGATAATAGATTATTATTTATAGTATTAATAGCTATTATTTTCAATTATAATAAGGAACAAAGAAATATTTTTATTTTAAAATAAAAAATTGTTATAACCTTTTATTTTGATTTATATTAAAAATACTCCGAGTTTATTTTATAAACTTATAACTCAGGTCGTTAGAGTACTTTTAATTGAAAGTTAATGGTTCAACTCCATTTAAGTTTAGTTATTTTGAAGAAGTTTATTAATTAAATATTTATAAATTAATTACCAAATATTATTTATGGCTGTTCCAAAAAAAAAAATATCTTATTCAAAAACTAGGCAACGATTTATATGTAAACAAAAAAAATTATCTTTATATAAAGAATGTAATTCATGCTTACATTTTATAAAAATGCATCATGTATGCATTTATTGTTCTTTAAATAAAGTATCCTCAATAAAATTGTATAAAACAAATATTAAAGAAGTATTTAATATTGGCTTTTAATATTATATTTTACTAATTTAATATATACAATAACTAAATGATTTATTAACTTTGATAGTTTAATTTATGTGGAATCATTTCTTTTGTTTTTATTTTTAAGATATGAAACTTTTGAAAAGACCCATACTAAACTTAATTAATAATCATTTAATCGATTACCCAACACCTATCAATTTTAATTATTGGTATAACTTTGGATTATTAGCTGCAGTATGCTTAGGAGTTCAGTTGATAACTGGAATTTTTTTAGCTATGCATTATACTCCCCATATAGATTATGCTTGGGTGAGCGTTGAACATATTATGCGTGATGTAAATTATGGTTGGTTAATTCGTTATATGCATGCGAATGGAGCTTCTATGTTTTTTATAGTTGTTTATGTACATTTATTACGAGGTTTATACTATGGTTCTTACAAGTCCCCAAGGGGTTTAGTATGGGGATTAGGAGTTGTTATCTTGATATTAATGATGGCCACAGGATTTATTGGTTATGTTTTACCTTGGGGTTTTTCTAAGCCTTATATAGATTAAATTAATTTTTAATATTAAAAAAATGAAAATTAAATATATTTATAAACGTTATTTTAAAAGTAAATCTTTGTATTCATTTGTAGAGTTAGGCCCACATGACAAAATTATTTATGATATTATAGTAGGCAGTCTTTTAGGTAAAACTTTTTTAGAAAAACGTTTAAAGAGCATTCGTATTTTTTTTTATCATGATTCTTTAAATTTGGAGTATCTATATTTTTTATATAAGGAAATGTATAAAAGAGATTATTTATCTGATATTAAACCTTTTCTAGTTAAATATATTAATAATATACAATATTTTAATTACAAATCATTTTCTTTTGTTACTTTTGATTATATCTATAAACTTTTCTACAATCATAACAAAAAAAAACAAATACCTATTAATTTTGATACTATATTATCACCACGAATATTCGCTATTTGGCTAATGACTAATGGATTTGACTTTTATAGATCTTATAGAACATCTAATTATATTATTATTTCAAGTTCTTCTTTTAGCCCTATAGATGCTAATTATCTAAAAAATAGCCTAAAAATTAAATTTAATTTAAATATAAAAAAAATACGCACAGATATTTATTTCTTTAAATATGAATATAAAAAATTATATAATATAATAAAGCCTTTTATTATTCCATATATTAATAATAAAAATTAATTTAATTTATAGTATATTAATATTTTAATTAATTTTTAGAATATTTAAATATTAATATGCAATATTAGTGAAAACGACTAATCTTATTTTAGTTTATTACAAATTCGTCAATATGGTAAAATATTGTTACAGACTGGGTCACTAATAAATATTTTCAATATAAGTAATGTTTAATGAACAGTCGGATTTTATATATATAATATAATGTTATTAAATTTTCTTTTAAATCCTTTTATGGTTAGAATCATAACACTTAATTAGATAAAACTAAAATTAAATATAATTTAAATGAACAAAAAAGCAAATGAGTTTTTGGGCGGCTACTGTAATTACCAATTTATTTTCAGCAATACCTGGTATTGGTGTACCTCTTGTTGAATTTTTATGGGGTGGTTTCGCTGTGGATAATGCTACTTTAAATCGTTTCTTTAGTTTGCATTATTTATTACCTTTTATTTTATTGGGTTTAGTTATGTTACATATCGCTGCTTTACATCAACAAGGATCAAATAACCCCACCGGTTTACATGGTGATGATATAGACAAAATTGATTTTTACCCATACCTTTATGTGAAAGATCTCTTTGGTTTTATGTGTTTTACTGTTTTTTTTTCATACTTTTTATTTTTTGATCCTAATTTATTAGGGCATCCTGATAATTACATTGCTGCGAATTCTATGGTAACGCCTGCACATATAGTCCCAGAATGGTATTTTTTACCATATTATGCCATTTTAAGATCTATTCCAGATAAATTAGGTGGAGTTATTGCTATGGGTGCATCACTTGTAGTATTATCTTCATTACCCTTATTAAATACGTCAAATATAAGATCCTCATTCTTTAGACCTTCCCATAGATATTTTTTTTGGGTGTGGCTAGGTAATGCTTTTGTATTAGGATGGATTGGAGGTAATCCCGTTGAAGACCCATATATATTAATTGGTCAAGTAGCAACAGTTGGTTATTTTGGATATATTTTATTTTTTATTCCTTTTTTAGGAATTTTTGAGCGTATCTTAATAGAAAATAAACTAACTCAACTAAATTTTTCACTTTAACTTCTTAACTCTTTATATTATTATAATGTGATTTATATTATTATTGCTTAGTTTATATTATAGTAGTATAATTTATTTTATAACATTCTAAAAAAGTATATTTTATGAAATATAATTTTATTTTTAACTTAACAAATTTATATATAGTTAATTTTTGTTATTCAGATGCTCCTGTGGCATGGCAGATGGGATTTCAAGAAGCGGCTACTCCTATTATGGAAGGTATTATTAGTCTTCATAATGATGTTATGGGTATTATTATTTTTATTACTATATTCGTTACTTGGATGTTAGCTCGTACTCTTTATTTATTTGATGAAAGTAAAAATGGTACTCCCTTACATATTGTTCATGGTACTACAATTGAATTACTTTGGACAATTTTACCTTCTTTTATTTTAATGTTTATTGCTGTTCCTTCTTTTGCCCTATTATATTCCATGGATGAAGTTATCGATCCTGCTATTACTATTAAAGCAATAGGACATCAATGGTACTGGTCGTATGAATATTCTGATTATAATACTGAAGATGGAGACACCATTGAATTTGATTCATATATGATTCAAGAAGATGATTTAGAATTAGGTCAATTACGTTTATTGGAAGTTGATAATCGAGTAGTAGTACCTACAAATACTCATATTCGTGTTCTTATTACCTCAGGAGATGTAATTCATGCTTGGGCAATTCCTTCTTTAGGTGTAAAGGCGGATGCTTTACCTGGTCGTTTAAATCAAGCTCAAATGTTTATTAAACGTGAGGGTATCTTTCATGGTCAATGTAGTGAACTATGTGGTGTAAATCACGGTTTTATGCCTATTGTCGTTGAGGCAGTATCCTTAAAAGATTATGTTTCTTGGGTTTCTTCTAAATTAGAAGTTTAATTAAGTTTTATTTTTTATAAAAAAATTATTAAAATTAAGAAATGAATTTTTTATCAAGCAGTTCTAAATTTTTTCATAGATGGTTGTTTTCAACCAATCATAAAGATATTGGTACCTTATATTTAATTTTCGGTCTATTCTCTGGAGTAGTCGGTACTACTTTTTCTATTATTATTAGAATGGTTTTATCTCAGCCAGGTAACCAAGTGATACTAGGAAATTATCAGTTTTATAATGTAATGATTACAGCTCATGCTTTTATTATGATTTTCTTCATGGTAATGCCTACTGTAATTGGTGGTTATGGTAATTGGTTTGTTCCTATTTTAATTGGTGCTCCTGACATGGCTTTTCCAAGAATGAATAATATTAGTTTTTGGTTATTACCCCCTTCTTTATTTTTATTAATAGGTTCTTCTTTTGTAGAAGTAGGTGTAGGTACTGGATGGACTGTATATCCTCCTTTAAGTAGTATTATTGCACATTCTGGACCAGCTGTGGATATGGGTATATTTAGTTTACATTTAGCGGGTGCATCTTCTATTATGGGAGCTATTAATTTTATTACAACTATAATTAATATGCGTGGTCCTGGATTAAGCTGGCATAGACTTCCTTTATTTGTTTGGTCTGTTCTTATTACTGCTATTTTATTATTATTATCTTTACCTGTATTAGCTGGTGCTATTACAATGTTATTAACCGATCGTAATTTTAATACAACTTTTTTTGATCCGTCTGGTGGTGGTGATCCTATTTTATATCAACATTTATTTTGGTTTTTCGGACATCCTGAAGTTTACATTTTAATATTACCTGGGTTTGGTATTATTAGTCATGTTGTTTCTACATTTTCTAGAAAACCTACATTTGGTTATCTAGGGATGGTTTATGCTATGGCTTCTATTGGTATTTTAGGTTTTATTGTATGGGCTCATCATATGTATACCGTTGGTATGGATTATGATACTCGTGCATATTTTACAGCCGCTACAATGATTATTGGTGTTCCTACAGGTATTAAAATATTTAGTTGGATAGCTACTATGTGGGGAGGTTCTATTACTTTAAGAGCTCCAATGCTTTGGGCTATTGGTTTTATTTTTTTATTTACTGTTGGTGGAGTAACTGGTATTATTTTAGCTAATTCTGGGTTAGATATTTCTTTACATGATACTTATTATGTGGTAGCACATTTTCATTATGTTCTTTCAATGGGTGCTGTATTTGCTATTTTTTGTGCTTTCTATTATTGGATTGGTAAAATCTCAGGGCGTCAATATCCTGAGTTATTAGGCCAAATACATTTTTGGTTAACTTTCATTGGAGTAAATATTACTTTCTTTCCAATGCATTTCTTAGGTCTAGCAGGTATGCCTCGTCGTATACCCGATTATCCTGATGCTTATGCTGCTTGGAATTATCTTGCTTCATTTGGTTCTTATTTTACTACAGTCGGAATATTGTTATTTTTTGTTATAATCTTTTTAACATTAACCTCTGGAAAACCATGTCCTGCGGATA